CGAGCACCTCCAGATATCTACGATATCTGGATATCCTCTACCTTGGCAGTGGGCTGGTTACCACGTTTGTGGGACTGGACTGCTGTCACGTAGAATTTTCGTGTGTTCTAGCGACTCATGGATTTTGTTAGGGATTCCTTCCTTGACTTGGATCGCTCACACCTCGGGCACCCGCTGATATCGTACTATCAACGGTTCCTCCTTAACCGTTGTAAGGAAGTTGCGCACGCGAGGCTTCTTTATCAAATCGTTAATTCGATAAGGAGAGAGGTTTCAGCCTGTTCTCAAAGACCTATCTTAGGTGTTTGGACCCAGGTCTGAGGTTGCACCGAAAGGATTTATTTTCCTTCGGGATAGGTCTGATCATTCTTATTCTGTGTAATTTATATTTACAGATGATAGGATTATATAAGATTTATATAGTGAAGTGACCGGCCCTAGTCACTGAGAAATTCCCAGTGAACCAGGTAGGCGAATTGTAGCCTTATTCGTTGGTTCGTTCATAGTACTAAGAGGTTATGGATTCTTTAACCCTCTAACTTCTAACTACTGTAAATGGCGACCGGCAGGGTTTTACATACCTACGACTAGTGCCCTTAACTTTATATGACCAATAAGGTTTATTTGAGCTTTATGCTCCAGTACCTTGAGGTGCATCCCCTCAGACCATGGACAACCCAAATGAAGTCGGTGACTTACAGGGTGAATCCAGTCATTAGGGAATAGAAGTATCTAATATCACTTCTTGAAACTTGATTGAATTAAGCCTTACCTCGGGGCCTGCTCCCGCCTACACTCTGTAGGGTAAGAGAAAGGTATCCACATTCTCCGGTGTATCCTACACTCAAATTAATCATCATAAACGCTATGACTTTCATAAAAATGTTCCATACTTCATGTACCGTTTTCTCCAATCCAAGTCACCGTCTCTATAGACTGGTTAATTGGGATCGGATAGAGGCAGGTGAATATGCACTCGTCGATCCCGTTGACTCAGGAAATATCCTTTATCTAACGGAACCAGATTATATAATCTTGGTGAGGCAATCCCTCAACTCTGGTCGCAGGCCCCTGGTCCTGGCTCGTCCGTCTGACTCACGTCCTACGTCTCAACCTTCATCATCTCCGGATGGTAACCAAAATTCCCCCCCAGAATGGTATCTGGGGCGACGCATTTCCAAGGGGCCAATTACTAGAAGGTATAAATCCCTTTTTCATTGGGTACCGAAGGTCGTACGTCGTTTTGGATTAAAGGAAAATGTGGAAAACCTGGCCGTTGTGACTAAGGGAAACCTTAGGCCACTTTTCATGTTGTGGGGTTTACACCTCTACGTGAAAGTCGTGGGACTTGGTTCAACTTCAAGGTTCAGGTGTGAGATGAGTTCTTTTATCAAATATTTGATTGGAATTCTCGAAACTCAGGGGTTAGGTGCTTTAGTCGTGAGACTAAAGGTGATGTACTTTGTTCTACAGACGTTTGTCAGTGGAAACAAACTTACATCATCTCAGGCCGTTGGCCTGCGCGTTCGCCTAACCAATGGGCTTCCCTCCTCTTTTCCTAAGAGCGTTCGCATGGCGATACGTTCCAACAATCTCTCGGTAATACGGTTATGGAGCTCGATTCTGTATATCTATAAGTCACTTGAGTCGAATCATAAGATTCCGACTTTCAGTGCCATCGGAAATTGTTTCCGTATAGATGACAGCTTCAGATTCGTTAAAACAAGGTTTGATGTCTTCCTCCAGTGGGAGGCCAAACCTTGGTTATCAAGCTTGGGGGCTTCTGAACTTCTAGATTCAGATCTGGCCCCTGTTGAGCCTTTTATGGCTACAACAGCGGGTCCCAACCACTCAACGTCCCTTGCATCCTATCCCATCGACACTCTTTATTGGGTGGCGAGGGGGTGGAAGCTCTCACCTTTGGTGAGTTATCTGGACGCTGTTGGGGCAACTACGTTTAGGTCTCGTTTGGAGTCCTATGCAGTTGAGATGCTGAAGTTCGTCTTGGATGACGAATGGAAGGAAGCCTGGAAAATATCGTCAGACTTTGGAGACTCGGTTAGCCTTGATGGTGAGAAACTAGCCCACTACTTTCCTTCTCACTCGAAACTTGAGGGCCCAAAAGGCCATCAGGTTAGAGTGATCCGCCCGTCAGGCGGAAAGCTCTCCCTAATTAAGGAAGCTGCTGGTAAGGTTCGTGTGATAGCTATCCCTGACGCGTTAACGCAGAGTGTTCTCAAGCCTATGCACAAAGTACTGTTTGACATACTACGTATGTTACCGTCAGATGCTACTTTCGATCAGCAAGGATCACTTCGATCCTTTGCCGATTCGGGTCATAAGGATGTTTATTCTTTTGACCTGAAAGCAGCAACTGATACAATACCTATGGTATTGTATACTTCTATGTTTAATAGTGTCTTCGGAACTGAGATCTCCGAAGCATGGACATCCCTTCTTCGTGATCGAACATGGTCCTTACCTTTTTGGCAGAAAACCATAAAGGGCAAGGAAACAGTGTTCCCACTGAGCTTCACGGATGTTCGAGGTAATTCCTCGTCATCGGTGAGGTACGCTCGTGGTCAGCCTATGGGTGTCTTATCTTCTTGGGGTGCGTTGGCTTTACTACATCATTTTGTAGTTCAGTACAGTGCATTCCTAGTTGGTGAGTATCCGTATTATGATTACCGAGTTCTTGGTGATGACATTGTTATCGCTGGGAAGAATGTGGCCAATTCTTATTTGACTACATGTTCCTCTTTAGGAATTAAGGTGGGATTGGAGAAATCTTTTTCATCCGAAAATGGTTTCGTCAATTTCGCTGGACAATCCTACTTAGGATCGTTAAATCTATCGCCGATTTCCTTTAAACAGGAGATGGCGGCTAATGACGGCTTTGGTCGTCTTAGTTTAGTCTCTCAGGCTGTTGCCCGAGGCTGGATAGATATGACATCAAATAATTTTATGTCTGCATGCTTACGATACATGCTTCCTCCTCTATATGTTAATCAGATAGAGGTGTCAAGGAAGGAAGGGAAGGTCCATGATGCTGCGGTAAGTTCATCTAGTTTAATCTTCCGAAGTATTCTTGAGGGTGGTTTACCCATCTCGAATACTTTGGGAGGACCTACACTTTCAGCTGTTAGTTCTGGAATGTTATTTCCAGGGCTGCAGCTGTTGTGTAATAGCCTAGATGT